AAGCACGACTGGCCCAGTTCAAAAAGCGTCACATGGGTCGCCCAAAAGGCGACCTTTCGTTTTATGATATGCCCATACGCAACAAACCAGATGCCCATTCGTCACGAAATCAAGTCTCAACTTGCGAAGCTGCTTGCTACTGAGGATCTCGTAGTTGAGCACAAGAAGGTTCCCACTGCTTGCTTTAATGTCCATACTCGTGTCCTGACGCTTCCTCTGTGGGAGAAAGCAAGTAATCTTGTGTATGACCTTCTGGTGGGTCATGAAGTCGGTCACGCTCTCTTCACTCCTGATGAGGATTGGTTGGATAAAGTGAAAGTTCCTCAGCAGTTTGTGAATGTTGTTGAGGATGCTCGTGTTGAGAAACTTATGAAACGCAAGTATGCTGGACTTGCTAAGACTTTTTACAATGGTTATAAAGAACTGAACGAAGATGACTTCTTTCAGATTGCCGATGATGATATTTCCACATTTAATCTTGCCGACAAAGTTAATCTCTATTACAAGATTGGAAACTTTGTAGAAATTCCTTTTGATAATTTTGATGAGATGCCTATCGTCCGTATGATTGGTGAGTGTGAGACTTTCTCTGATGTTCTGATTGCCGCAGAATTTCTCTACAAGTATTGTAAGAAAGAAAAGGAACAACAACAGAAAGTTGCTGACTTTGATTCGCATGAAATGAGTGGAAATTCTCAGTCTCCTTCTAACGAAATTGTAGAATCTAATGACTCCTCTTCAGAGCAAGATGGTGAGAGTGATAACTCTCAACCTCAGGAGAATGATGGTTCTTATGGGGGAACTGCTCAGGGTGATCAAACTCAGGTAAAATCTGCAGGTGAGGAAGATGAACCTGAAGTTCGCACTGCCGATTCTTTGGAAGAAAAGATTCGTGATCTTGTGGGGAATGATCCTTATGAGAATACCTATGTACAAGTTCCTCAGGTAAATCTTGATACTGTTATTGGTAAAAATTCTGATATTCATAAAGAGATTGATAATTCATTTAATCACCAGCAAAAAATCCACAATGAGTGGGCTGTTGAGAAAAAAATTATTCCAGCAAATCTTTATAAAGAATCTGATCTTGAGTTTAAGAAGTTCAAATCTTCTGCTCAAAAGGAAGTCAATTATCTTGTAAAAGAGTTTGAGTGTCGTAAGGCAGCAGATCAATATGCTCGTGCATCAACTGCTCGCACTGGTGTTCTTGATACTGCTCGTCTTCATACTTATAAGTATAATGAAGACTTGTTTAAGAAGGTCTCTGTGATTCCTGATGGAAAGAATCATGGTCTGGTGTTTGTGCTTGACTGGAGTGGTTCTATGAACGATGTGATGCTTGATACTTGTAAGCAACTCTTCAATCTTGTGTGGTTCTGTAAGAAAGTTTCTATTCCTTTTGAAGTTTATGCCTTCACAAATGAATGGCGTCGCGGTGAGTATGATTATGAAACTGATCGTTATATTTCTGCTGATCGCACACCCCACTATGAAAAGAAAGAAAGTCTTCTCATTGTGGATGAAACTTTTTCCATGATGAATATTCTTACCAGTAAAGTTTCTGGTAAAGAAATGGAACACCAACTTCTCAATATTTGGCGTCTTGCGTATTGTTTTGCACGGCAATATCAATCTCCTTATACTTATCCAAATCGTCTGTGTCTTTCTGGAACTCCCTTAAATGAGGCACTGATTTCTCTTCATCAAATTCTTCCTAAATTTCAAAGGGAAAATAAACTCCAGAAAGTTCAGTGTATTGTTCTGACTGATGGTGAAGCAAATCAGCTTACTTATTATAAAGAGGTAAAGCGTAACTGGGAAAAAACTCCATATATGGGTAGTGGTTATGTTAACCCCCATACCACATTTCTTCGTGATCGCAAACTTGGAACTACCTATAAGATTGACCATGGATATCATGCTTTTACGGATACTCTTCTTCGCAATTTGAAGGATAAGTTTTCCTCTACAAACTTTATCGGCATTCGTGTTCTTGAAAGTAGGAATGCTCAGAGGTTTATCAGTCTCTATCATTCTCAACTTGATAAGGAGTATGAAAAAATCCAGAGTGACTGGAAGAAACTGCGGAGTTTCACTATCACCAACTCTGGATATGATGCATACTTTGGAATGTCTGCATCGGCACTTTCTCAGGATACTGAGTTTGAAGTTGCCGAATGTGCTACAAAATCTCAAATTAAAACTGCATTTGTGAAATCTCTTAAGACCAAAAAATTAAATAAGAAAGTTCTTGGCGAGTTTATTTCCCTCGTTGCCTAAATATTTAAAAATTTCATTGAAATGAAAACCTATAACGAATTCATCCTTGAAGCAAAAAAATGCTGGAAAGGATATAAGAAAACTGGAACACAAACGTTGTTTGGTAAAACATACAATCGTTGTGTAAAAGCAAATGAAGAGGTTGAAATTCAAGAAAAAATGGATGGTAAGTCCGCAAAGGACTCTGGATACTCTTTGAGGGACTGGTTTAAGGGTGGTGGTTGGGTTCAGGCTGGTGGTAAGTATGATGGGAAACCTTGTGCTAAGCAGCCTGGACAAACCACCAAACCTTATTGTAGAGATGCTGATGATCGTGCATCAATGGATAAGGATGAAAGAAATAAGAGAGCTGCTAAAAAACGTAAAGAAGATCCAAATCCAAACAGATCTGGTGCAGCAAAGATAGTTACCCAGGAAGAGGCTGGGGAAAAGGATGCTTGTTATAAAAAAGTAAAATCTAGATATAAAGTATGGCCTAGTGCATATGCATCTGGCGCACTGGTTAAATGTCGTAAAGTTGGTGCTTCCAACTGGGGGAATAAATCAAAGAAAGATTAGTGAGGATCCAGTTGGCGAACTGACCACTGGGGGGTTCGGATCCCCCCTTTTTGCCCTATAATAACAGGGTTGAAACAAAACAAATCAATGTCTCTTTCCTCTGATTACATCCGCACTTCTCTTCAGGCACTTTATGGTAACAATGTTACCAGCGCAGATATTCGTGCCTGGTGTAATATGAATGATGCGAACTATCAGACTGTAGCTAAGAAAATTGATGATTTTAAAACTGGTCGTGGTAAATGGAATCTTGAAGTGACTCAACAAAAAGTGGAAGAAATCGAACGTACTTTCCAAGCACCTGCAGTAGTTCCTCCAGTAGAGCAAAACCTTATTCCTGATAAAGATGATACCTTCGTCAAGTTTGGTAACTTTAACGATATTAAAAAAATTATTCAGTCCCGTCTTTTTTATCCTACGTTCATTACGGGTCTTTCGGGTAATGGTAAAACGTTCTCGGTGGAGCAAGCTTGTGCTCAACTTAAGCGTGAATTGATTCGTGTAAATATTACTATTGAAACTGATGAGGATGATTTGATTGGTGGTTTCCGTCTCGTTGATGGAAGTACTGCATGGCATAATGGTCCTGTGATTGAAGCACTTGAGCGTGGTGCAATCCTCCTGTTGGATGAGATTGACCTTGCTTCCAACAAAATCTTGTGCCTTCAATCTATTCTGGAAGGTAAGGGTGTCTTCCTGAAGAAGATTGGTCGCTGGGTAAAACCTGCTACTGGTTTCAATGTGGTGGCTACTGCTAACACCAAGGGCAAGGGCAGTGATGATGGACGTTTCATCGGCACCAACGTGCTCAATGAGGCGTTCCTTGAGCGGTTCCCTGTGACCTTTGAGCAGTCCTATCCTGCCCCTGCAACCGAGCAGAAGATCCTTGAGGGCATCGCTCTGGACCTTGGCGTGGAAGACCGCGACTTCTGCAAGCGCCTTGTGGACTGGGCTGATATCATCCGCAAGACCTTCTACGACGGTGGTATTGAGGAAATCATTAGCACTCGTCGCTTGGTTCACGTTGTCCGCGCCTACAGCATCTTCCAAGATAAGGCAAAGGCAATTCAAGTTTGTGTGAATCGTTTCGACGATGAAACCAAGCAAGCATTCCTTGAACTTTATGATAAGGTTGATGCTGACTTCCAAATGCCTTCTACTGGTCCTGAGCTGACTGTAGAATACGTTGACCAACCAGCTCCATTCTGATAGAATATAAGGAGGTCAATGTGCCTCCTATTTTTGTCCTTTTACTATGAAACAAAATGTCTGAAAACTTTGAGAGCACTTATGCAAGTCTTCTTCCAGAAGATTATTCCATGGTTGGAGCAGCTGATACTGTATCATTTAATTATGACTGGTACAACGACGGCATTAGTTTAACTGGAAATCCGGCAAACAGTTCTCCCGATACAATTACTTTTGATTTTGATATGAATTCTGGTCCTAAAAATATTATCCGCGAATCTACTAATGGGTTCTGGAAATATGAAGAAGACAAAACCCTGAAAGAAGTAGAGCAATATCTTTCCAGCACTTATCATTCCCATTATACTTCCGAAACATCTAAAACCCAAACTCTTGATTTGATTGAGAGTATTGGTGATGCTGAAGCATTTACTCGTTCCAATGCTATTAAATATCTTTCTCGCTTTGGTAAAAAGAATGGTAAATCAAAGCAAGATATTCTGAAGGCAATTCATTATTGTATTCTTCTCTATCATTTTGCTGGTCTCCATAAAAATACTAATTCTGACTTTCCTTATTGATTATGAAACTTTCTGATAAAACTCTTT